TTTGATGACAACATACATAATATAAAATATTTCTGGAACGGTAGAAGAATAGTTGTTAATGGTAATGTCGGAATAAGTGCAGTAGAAGAATTCACAGATAGGTACGAAAACATTGCTATAAGTGGTATGAACTATAAATTTTTTGTAACACCTAACAACAAAAAACCTTTTTATCAGAACTGCAGAGTATATAGTAACTTACTTATTAAAAACGATTTAGACTTTCGTTGGCGAGGTAGATACAACGAAGACACCGATTTATGCCTACAAGCTCTAAGTAAGGACTGGTGTACTGTTTTGATAAATGCTTTTATGATCGAGAAGAACGCTACTCTTAAAATGAAAGGTGGTAACGCAGACGAGCTTTATGTTGGTGACGGTAGGTTACGCATGGCGAGAGAACTACAAGAGGCTTGGCCTTATGTTGTTGAAGTGAGCAAAAGATATGGTAGACCTCAACACAGAATAAAATTTAACTGGCAACACTTCGACCAAAAATTAATTAGACGTAAAGATTTAAACTGGGAAGAAATACAAAACAAAAAAATAAAAATGAAGATTCAGAAATTAGCTAACGTAGAAAATAAAGAATTAGAAAAAGATGTAGACAAATATAATGAGTGATGTTTACGTGAGTTACTGCGAAGACTGTTTAAACCCTTACTGGAACGAAAATAATACTCGTGTTTGCCCAGATTGTGAGTAACATAAATATTGTCTTAATCTAAGATTATAATAATTAATTAAGCACGGTGGGGGTTGTCCTTTCTCATGGAAATGCACCTACAACCCCCCATTGTGCAGAAAGGAAGAAAATGTTTGATCCAGTAGGCGTTGCAGAAATAGCCAAGATGTTGAATGTAACTAGGCAAAAAGTAGCTAGTTTAAAACATCATGGTAAATTACCTGCACCAAAAAAAGTTTTAAAGTGTGGACCTTTATGGGACGCAAAAGAAATAGCTGACTTTATAAATGAAGTCGGTATAACTGATAACAGGAGGAAACAATGAATAGAGCTACGCAAATTCAAATAAGCAAACCATGGAATAAAACTTTTGTAAAAAAAGTTAATAAAGGGTTTGGCGATATTGATTATGTAGAGCATACGCAAGTAACTCAAAAGTTAATTGCATTGATACCCGATTTAGATATAACAACAAGTGATATTGTTTATGACAAGATCGAAGATGTAAACGGCGTATCAAGAAGTTTTGTAACAGGTATTAAAGTTACATTGACAGGAACAGTTGACGGTAATTTAATTACAAGAGAAGATTACGGCATGTGTGATAAGCCATTTTTCCATGACAACCCAAACAAAGTACAAAACAACGGACAGAGAATTAAAGAGTGCATGTCTGACGGTTTAAAAAGAGCAGCCATGCGTATGGGTGTTGGTATAGAATTATATGACACAGACGCTTGGTTATCTAGCTACTTAGAAAAAACAGAAATTGTCGCAGAAGAAGAATAAACTTCTTCAATGCAAATTGTTTCAGAGTTTTATTTTTCTATTGTTCCAGAGTGGCTGATTGAATCTAACGTATCTGATAATGCACTTCGTGTATATTCCGCATTATACAGATTTGCAGACAAAGATGACGGTACATGTTGGCCCTCAATAGCCACTATTGGAACTAAATGTAATAAATCTAGTTCATCAGTAAAAAGAGCGATCAAAGAATTAAAAGACATTGGTGCTATCGAAGTAAAAGAACGCTACTTAGAAGATAAAGGGCAAACTTCTAATCTCTATATCTTAAAATTGAACCCTGCTTTTAAATCTGACACCCCACCCCATACCAAATATGAACAGGGGGGTAGTTCAGATATGACACACAAACCAAAGCCATTTAACCAAAGTCATACTTACAAGCAAGATTCAGATAAAGGAAAAATATATTTAGCTTTATGTGAACACTTGTGGACACCAAAAACCAAAAACGAAATATCTGCTTTTAATAAAGTTGCTAAAGACTTGTCAGAGATTGATGTAACTTCAGAAGAAATAAAAGAGAGAGTATTTATCTACAAAAAGAAATGGCCTAAGATCACGCTGACGCCTTTTGCATTATCTAAAAACTGGACGTTACTTGGTGAGATGTACGAAAAAGATAAACCGCCAAAACAAAGAGATTGCGAAAAAGAGGGTCACGGTTGGGTTGATCTTGATGTAATTTTTCATTGTAGATTTTGTAAAGCAGAAAAGGAAAAATAATGACTTGTTATGTTGAACATAAAAACTTTATTGAAGATTGTTATTTTTGTGTAAAAAATTTAATTAATTCAAAAACAGATTTACTAGTTAACTTAACAGAACACTGGGCTAAAACAGAAGATAAAAAAGATGAATTAAAATATAAACGTCAACAAAAAATTTTATTACAACTAGTAGAAGAATTAATGTTTATTACTGATAGGTGGTATGAATTAGATATTCAGAAGTATAAAAGGAAAAAGTCAAAGAAGAATAGTAATATATAGATATGATAAATGAAGTAAACTGGGGTGCTTTAGCAGTAGCGTTTTATTTAAGCAAATACCCCGAACTAAACAAACTAGATTTAGAAGAAGTACTACCAATGGTAGATACACAAGGTGGACTTGCTTTTAAATATGAAGATGATTTATATTTTATTGTCTTAAATCTAAATAATGAGTTTGAAGTTTCAGTTATTACCTCTCGTAAAGATTTAGCATATATAGAGCTACCAGACGCTGAAGATTTGTTACATTTTCTAACTTCTTTAGATAATGGCTTTAAAATTTATTTATAAAATACTTTAATCTAAGATTGACATATATTACAAAAGTGGCCTAATATTGTTGTATAACTGTTTAGAGAAAGGACAGAAAATGAAAAAAACAAAACATTATGCAAATGTTTCTAAAAAAGATTTAGTAAAGAAACATAACGCATGGAAATATAATGACAATGACACAGTCAGTAAACCAATTTATGTTGATGACAATAATGTTCCACATTATAAGTATGACAACAAATACATACCAATTGTTTTAGATCACTATGGTTATAAAACTATTGATACAATGGACAACCCGGTTTATCACAACTTAAAATATAATTTAAATCTTGTAAGTTTGCCTAGACTTTCAAATGGTGCAAAGTATAAAATTACTGTTCAAATTGTAGATGATAATGATGTAGATGTTGATTATGATTCTGCAAAGCAATTCGCTGACGGTGTAAGGCATAATTATAGTGCCTTTAATCAGGTATAAATAATGAGTAACCCAAACATAGAGGGCAACTGTTATAACTGTAATCGCCCTTTACATAGAAAAACTGCACATATTCTTTTTAACGCAAACACAGAAGAATATGACGCAATCTGTAAGTTTTGTTTTTTAGAAAACCCTGCTTATGGGCGCAAAATAGTCGTATCTAAGATTTAAAATTAGAGAGAGAGGAAAAAACAATGAGCGAATTTAAAACAAATACACGTAGAGTAAAATATAAACCTTTACAAGATCGAGTGTTTAAAGATTACCCTAGTGCAGAAGAAGTCTTATCTACTTTGATAGAGAAGACAAAAGACGAAATGGAAAAAAACGAAGTTAACAAAAGAGTTAGCATACATAACTGGTCTGATATAGCATTTGCTAGGTATGACGAAAAACGTTTTTTCTTGAAAGAGATCCTGGAATATCTAGTTTCTTTAGAACATGATGTTGAGATAGCAGACATAGAACATGATTTAGCTATTGACGGCGCAGAGGTACCCTTCTAATGCCTGAAATTGTATTTACTGATTTAGACGGTAACGAAATACGCAAAGATATTTCTGATATTAATTCTGCTGAAGATGTTAAAGATAATATAGAACAATTACTAAAAAAGAGAAAGGACAAAAAATGAGAGAATACGATAACCCGGACGTATTTATTGTGTTAATGGGTTTTATTGGAATACTTGTATTAGGGGCTTTACTTAGTGAAGTTGCAGTATGGGTAGCAAAGCTCTTAGGGTTTGAGTTTGAAGATCAAGAGTATATCAATACAGACTTTTACCAAAGACTACAAGACGGCGAAGAGCTTACATCTGAAAACATGTTTAGCAATGAGTGATAACGAGGGCATGTGGCAAGCCAATGAGAATAAACTTATGTGGTTTAATATTTTAGAAACAGGTGTAGAAACTATTGAGGGTCAGTTTGGTTTTCTTGACGGAATAAAAGTATTTATAATACACAAAACAAATTCGCCAGAAAACGCTATTGCAATACCAGAAGAAGTTATGCAACAGGCTTTGTCTGCAGGTTGGTATAAAAGAGGCAATAAGAGATGAGATTGCTCGAGCTATTTGCTGGATCTTGTACATTTTCTGAAATAGCAGAAGATGAGTTTGATTATGTTACAACAACACTTGACAGTGGTAAAGAACTTAAAACAAAAGAACAAGTTGCAAAAATAGATTATATATGCGACATCTTAGATTTTAAGTACGAAAGTCTACCACGTTTTGATGTTGTATGGGCAAGTCCACCCTGCACGTACTTTAGTGTTTCAAGCATTGGACATCATTGGAACAAAGACCATACGCCAAAAACAAAAGAGGCAGAGCATGGCTTACGAATCATTGCACGAACTATTGAGATAATAGATTATCTTGGACCCGATTTCTTTTTTATAGAAAATCCTAGAGGTAAATTACGTAAGATTGACATTATGCAAGACATACCACGCAAGACTGTAACGTATTGTCAGTACGGTGAAGAACGTATGAAACCAACAGATATATGGACTAACTTAGACTGGACACCAAAACCAATTTGTAAAAATGGTGACCCATGTCATGTTAGTGCGCCTAGAGGATCGAGAACAGGAACGCAGGGTATTGAAAGCTCTTATGAAAAAGCAAAGCTGCCTAAAGAATTGTGCAGAGAGATATTACAAACAATATGAGTTACGCAGATACTATACAACAGATTTTAAGTGACGGTAGGTGGCATTGTGTACTCGATCTCATAGCTGAAACTGGTTTGTCTGCAAGAAATCGCATAAGTGAACTTAATAAAGAACACGAAGAAAAATACGCAAAGACTAGATACATTGGTGAAAAATGTAAATTAGAACGTTGTCAACATAAATCCGATTTGTATATGTATAAGCTAAATACAGGTGTTGTATCAGAAGAATTAGTATTTTCTGACCCAATAGTAGAAGATTTAGCTAGTGATCGAGAGAACGAAGATTGGAACAACAAAACACCTGAAGAACGCCACGAGTATATAAAGCAGTTAAAAAAGAATTTTGGTCTTTAATTAGTACTATAATTAAAGAAGTATCACACTTAATACCCCTTAGTGTATACGTAGCCCCCTTAATCATCATTTTAGGGGGTTATTTTATTTGAATCTTAGATTGACAAAGTTTAGATCAAAGGCCTAAAATTCTTATATAAGACATAGAGAAAGGACAAAAAATGTCAACAAGAGCAACAATAACTGTAAAGCAACCTCAAGGTGGTTATTTATCATTTTATAAACATCATGACGGTTATATTAAAGGTGGTCTAGGCGAGGCATTAATGCAATTCGTTGCGTTTGCAGACTATGAACATGAGCCATTTACATCAGATAGATTTACAAAATTTGTAAATGATACAAAATGTGTAAATCCAGAGGGCTTTGACAAAATAAATGCTATAAAAAGTAATTATGACTTATGGGCGCAAGAACAGTTTAAAAGTCATGCTGATACAGAATTTCATTACACTATTGAAAGAAGAAACGGTAAAAATTACTTATTAGTACAAAAGAGAGATTGGGAAAACGGCTCACAAAATGGCGCTAATCAAACAGAAACTGGACATTGGACAGATTTTGCTGATAAAGAGATGATTGGCGCAACTGGTTTATTTATAGATAATCACTTAGAATAAAATAAAATAGCTAAAACTAAAAGCCCTGCATTAAGTAGGGCTTTTTGGTATTATACTGAAAACGCATGAATAATAAACCTTATAAATTATTAGATGAAGACTTAACCAATAGACTTCTTGAGGCTATTAGATTAGGTATGTACACGGAACATGCTTGTGCTTATGCAGGTATTAACTCATCAACTTTCAGATTATGGCGTAAAAAAGCAGAAGAGGGCGTTGAGCCTTATAAATCATTTTGGTTACAAGTAAATCAAGCAGAGGGTACCGCAATAATTAGACGCATGGCGAGAATTGAACAAGCAGGTAAAGACGGTAACTGGCAGGCTGACGCATGGGTTTTAGAGAGAAAATACCCAGATAAGTTTGGTCGTAAAGAAAAACTACAACTACAGGGCGACCCTAATGCGCCTGTAGAGATAGAATTAAACTGGGCTGACGGAAAAAAACTAGATCGAGAAAATGAAATAGTAATTGATCCTAAAGATTTAGAAGAAGAATAATGGAAGAAGAAGAAACATGGGTTATTGTGGACGGACATAGAGTTCATATATCATGGTTACCAGAAAAGGAAGAAGAATAATGCCTTGGTTTGATGAAATATTACTAGATGACTTAGATGATGAGTTAAATATCCACGAAAATAGCGACTATAAAAAAGAAATATGGAAACAGAACTCAAAGACATAGGGTATAACAAAAAGTTTGTAATTACGTTACCAGAGCTACATGACGGACAAAAACAAGTAGCACAGTCTAATTCACGTTTTAAAGTATTATCTGCAGGTCGTAGGTGGGGTAAAACAAGACTTGGTGTTTGGTTGTGTTTAGAAAAAGCATGGAAAGGTGGTCGTGCTTGGTGGATTGCACCAACATACGCAATGGCGTTAGAGGGTTGGAAAGATTTAAGAAATATTGGTATCGAGTATGGAACTATTGTAAAAGAATCAGAGAAGACAATAATTACACCAACTGGTGGTATGGTTTCTATTCGATCTTCAGACAATCCCGATAGATTAAGAGGTGCAGGACTTGACTTCGTAGTACTAGACGAGTGCGCCTTTATGAAACCTAATGTATGGGCAGAAGTAATTAGACCTACATTAACAGAGCGTCAAGGTGGTGCGTTGTTTATCTCTACACCTAAAGGCTTTAACTGGTTTGAAGATATATACAACAAAGCAGATAAATTAGCTGACTGGGAAAGGTGGCAACTTCCTACACATACAAACCCTTTTGTACCCGGATCTGAACTAGATATAGCTAGAGAAGAAATAGGAAGTTATTTATATTCACAAGAGTATGAGGCGAAGTTTGTAGAGTTCTCTGGTGGTATCTTTAAAGAGGATTGGATTAAAACTGCTAAAAGAGATGTAGTAACAATTATGAACGATAATGGCTACTACGAAGAACGCATACAATGGACAATTGGTGAAGAAACAGTTTACGACCAAGATTTAACAAAATATGCAACAGTTGACCTAGCAACATCAACTAAAGAAACTGCAGACTATACAGTTATTGCATGTCTAGGTAAAACACCAAACAATAAATTAATACTTATAGATTTAGTCAGACAACGATTAGAGGGACCCGATATTATTCCTAAGATAAAACAAAAGATACAAGAACACGACTTACAGTATGTAGGTATAGAACGTGCAGGGTATCAGTTATCAATAATTCAAATTGCAAGACGTGAGGGCTTGATAGTCAAAGAATTAAAACCTGACAAAGACAAAGTAAACAGAGCGTTACCCTTATCTGCATTTATGGAAGGTGGATCAATGTTTTTCAATCAAGCAATTATGGACTATGATGATTTAAAAAGAGAACTATTACAATTTCCAGACGGCGAACATGATGATATGGTTGACGCACTAGCCTATGGTGTATTAGAGATTAAAAATAAAAATAGGTATATAGCTTACTAAATTTGTATTTTTTTATGTATTATGGTAGGTGAGTAAGTTTGGCTCAAAGCAAGATAGTTTTTAGGTGCGTTTCTATCTTGCCGAGGGCCATTATGAAAGGTTAATTTTGGCAGAACGAAGATCAATCAGAGAAGTATTATTTGGTAATACGTCAGAACAAAAAAGATACGGCATTAATTTTTTTAGAGAAGACCCAGTAACACCTAGCAGTTATGTTTTAGGCTACAACTCTTACGCAGGTAATTTTGATTTAAGAGATTTAGGTAATGGACAGGCAAATAGTGCAGTTACCGCATGTCTACAAGTATTGGGTACATCATTTTCAGAGGCTAACTTAATTGTTAAGTCTTATCAAGAAGACGGCGAAGAAACAATTATACACAATCACCCATTATCAATATTAATGGATAGACCAAATCCATTTATGAGTGGTGAAGTTGTACAGGCATATATTATTAATGCTCTACATGTTTTTGGTAATGCTTACTTGTTAAAAGAAAAAAACAATGTAGGTCAAGTTACTGCATTATATCCTTTGATACCAGATCGAGTTACACCAAAAGGTACAGATACACAATTAATAACTCAATATGTTTATGAAATGGAAGATAGTAAAGAAGTATTATCGCCTGATGACATCATACACTTTAGATTAGGTTTAGACCCTACTAACCATAAGCGTGGTTATTCGCCACTTAAAACAGTTCTTAGAGAAATATTTGGTGATGAGGCTGCAGGTCAGTTATCAAGTGCATTGCTAAGTAACTCTGGTGTACCAAGCGTAATAATAAGCCCTAAAGAAGATTTTGGAATTACTGCAGATGAATCAGACCAAATAAGTAGAACATACCAACAAAAAGTTGGTGGCGCAAAGAGAGGGCAACCATTAGTACTTAGTGGCTCAATGCAAGTAGAAAAAATGTCTTTTAGCCCTAGTGAGTTAGATATAGGAACTTTACGTAGAATACCTGAAGAGAGAGTATCTGCAGTTCTTGGTGTACCTGCAATATTGGCGGGGCTTGGTGCAGGATTAGAGAGAGCAACCTACAGTAACGCTCAACAATTACGAGAGTTTTTTACAGAGAATAAATTAATTCCTTTGTGGCGTATGGTTGGTACAGAGCTTACGTATCAGTTACTACAAAAAGATTACGAAAGTAACTCGATCTTAAAAGCTGAATATGATTTTTCTAACGTAAGGTCTTTACAAGCTGACGAAGAAAACTTATACAAAAGATTAAACGTTGGTGTTAAGGGTGGTTGGATTTCAGTTGCAGAGGCAAGACAAGCAGTTGGCTTAGATACAACAGAAGAACAAGATATTTATTATGTACCTGCAAATGTTATACCAACAGAGGCTAATACAATAAATGCAGTAGAGCCAAAAATAGAAGAAGAACAGTTAGATTCACAAGAAGATGTTGATGATGAGTTTGAAGAATCATCATACGTTGTAGATGAAACAAAAATTATTAAACAAGAAGACGGCGAGTTTTGCGTTTACAACGAAGAGGGTACAAGAAGTTTTGGTTGCTATCCTACAAGAAAACTTGCAGAGGCTCGATTAGCACAAATACACATGTTCGGTGAATCTCAATATGAAGATATAGACATGAAAGAAGAAGTAGGCATGGATAAATTTACAACTATAGAAGAGGCGCAAGATAGAGCAGAGGAATTAGGTTGTAATGGTACACATACACATGATGAAGACGGTAATTTAATTTATATGCCCTGCTCAACTCATGAAGAATACGAGAGAAGATTAGCAGAACAAAATGGCGACACTTAGTGAAATATCGGTAGGCGACGCAGTAAGTTGGTCTATCGACAAAACACCAGACCCACCTAGTACAGTTCATGGAATAATTACATCTATAAACACACAAGAAGAAACTGCAAACATGCGAGTATGGGCAATCCTTGAAGACGGTACACATGAACAAACTGACAGAACTGTTACGCAACCTGTTTCAAAGCTAAGAGTTATAAAAGATTTTAGAGAAGAAAAACAAACTGTTTCTGCAAGAGTAGAGCGAGTACTTAGAGATAAGGTAGAAGAACATAACGAAAAAGACCCACGTTATAGAGCAACACTACGTATGCTTGAGGCAGTATTTAGAAGAGGTGTAGGTGCTTATAGAAATAATCCAGGATCTGTAAGAGGCAATGTAAGAAGTGCAGATCAATGGGCTTATGCAAGAGTTAACGCTTTTTTAACTGCATTAAGAACTGGTAAGTTTCCTAGAAGTGCTTTCGATACAGATTTACTTCCTAGAAATCACCCGCTTAGTAGTAAGAAAGGTTACAAAGGACCTTATGACGATTTAGACTTTACAATTCCACAGGGTGCAAAAGATGAGGCACGTAAAGCTCTTGACTGGGTAGCAGAATATAACAGAGGCGGAACTTCAGTTGGTCGTGGTACTGCAAGATATTTATTAAGTAATTCAAAAGCTAGTGCAGAAAAAGTAAGACAAATTGCAAGATACTTTCCTAGACATGAAGTGGATAAAAGAGCAGAGGGTTATAGACCGGGTGAAGACGGTTACCCTAGCAATGGTCGTATTGCATGGGCTTTATGGGGTGGTAACGCAGGTCAATCATGGGCAAATAAATTAGTCAGAGGTATGAACGCTAGAGATGAAAAAGCAAATAGTGCCTACGAGTTAATTATTAGAAAATCAAGAATTAAGCAAATAGAAAAATCAGAGAGAGTAAAACGTTTTCAATCAGAAGAAGTTAAACAATTACTATGGAAGAACTATGACAATCTTCTTAGTAATTGGGACGTAACATTAGGTATAGAGTATTTCAAATTACTAAAAGACCAAGATAGATATATTAATGAATTTATAAAAACAAACAGTTTATTAAATACAGGTAACTTAGTAGTTTTAAATAATCTGATCGATAATCAAACTAAAAGGTGGTCTGCTGACTTGTATGATTTATATATTTCTATGGCTACTGACTTTGGTTTTAATCAAATAGAGATATTGTTACCAGAAGAATTTAAATTTACAGATTCAGAATTAGAACAAATAGAACGACAAAGAAGAAGAAAACCTAGACAAGAAGTAATAACAGAGGGTTTCTATCCATTACGTGGTAGACGTGGTGTACAAATACCAATACAAGACTTTAGAAGAAATAGACAAGCTATCGACTTTGTTAATAGAAGACTAGATCAAGTATTACCGGGTCTTGCTGAAACAACTAAGAGCAGAGTTAACAGAGATTTAAGAAACTCTTTAACAGAGGCAACTAATCTAGGTCTACGTGGTAAAGATTTAGAAGATTACGTTGCAAACGGTATATCTGATTCTTTAGGTAAAAAAAGATTAGGTAGAGCAAGTACAATAGCAAGAACAGAGGGCTTGGCTTTATCACAATTTGGACAAGATTTAGCAGTTAGTCAAACTGGTCTTACTTTAGAAAAAGAGTGGGTTGCACAACGTGACGGTGTTGTTAGAGATTCACATAGATTAGCTGACGGACAAAGAGTTCAAAAGAATGGATTTTTTAACGTAGGTGGGTATAATATGTTATATCCAGCAGATAGTTCTGGTGGTGCGCCTGCAGGTGAAATAATTAACTGCAGGTGTAGTTTAATCTATCATGAGGTGTTATGAGTAAAAGTAAAGAATTTAAAAACATAAACCCAATACTCGATATTGATGTAGAGGGAAAAGTAGAGGCAGTATTTTCAGTTTTCAATACTGTTGATTCAGACGGCGATGTAGTTTTACCTAATTCTATAAAGTCAGGTTTTGGCGAAAAAGGTGTAGCTATGGTTTGGGGTCATGACTGGAAAGATGTTATTGGTCGTGGCGAAATCGTACAAGATGACGACAAAGCAACTTTCAAAGGTGAATTTATTATGGACACCGAAAGAGGTCGTGAGGCTTATAACACAGTAAAAGCAATGGGTGAACTACAACAATGGTCGTTTGGTTATGAAGTTGTTGATTCAGAAAAAGGCAGCTTTCAAAAAGACGGACTAGAAACACAAGATGTTAGATTTTTAAAAGAATTAAGAGTATGGGAAGTTTCACCTGTTCTTGTTGGTGCTAATCAAGAAACTTATACATTAGCAGTTAAAGAAGATACAGAAGATACAGAAACAAAAGAAGAAGAAACTGAAGATACTGGAAAAAGATTTACTGAAGAAATTGAAGAGGCCCTTAGTGCCTTAGTTTCAGTAACACAAAGGGCAAAGGAGCTAACTGCCTTACGCCTGCAAAAAGACAAAATGCTATCAGAACAGGCTTATAAAAGCCTATCTTCATTAGCAGATGAAATACAGGACATCTATAACGACATAGATCAAATGTTAGAAACTGCAAACCCTCAATCAGATATGGCTGAGGAAAATGAGGTGGAAGTTGCTGATACTATTAAAGAAACAATACGAATATTGACAGAAACTGTTGATATTTAGAAACAGGAAGAAGATATGTCAGATATTAAAAATATGGAACAAGAACTTCTTGAATTAAGAGAGGGTACTTTAAAAGAGTTTGCTGATGTAGATCCAAAGCACATGGACGCTCAAAAGCTCGAAGAATGGACCAATCGTAATGAGAAGATGTCAACACTTGTTGAAGACATCAAAGTTGCCAAAAAATTTCAAGCTGAAAAAGAGGCAATGGAAAAAGGTGTAGAGGAAAGCCAAAAGGTCGAATCTAAAAGCATACACGGTGAAGATAAAGAAGAGGCTAAAGGTTTAGGCGATTCTTTAATGGAATCTAAAGCATACAACGCCTTCATGAACGAGGGACAAAAAGGTATCACTTCTGAATTGAAGTTTGATCCAAGATATGAGTTTAAAACAACTCTTACAGAAACTGGATATCCACCTGCAGTAACACGATCAGATTTGCTCGTACAATCTGCACAAAGAGATCCACAAAATGTTCTTGACTTAATTGACACAATTACAACTGATTCTTATCAATACAAGTACTTAGAAGAAACCACATTTACAAATAATGCGGCAGCAACTGCTGAAGGTTCTGCTCTTGGTGAAAGTGCATTAGCATTTACAGAGAGAACAGAAGACATTAAAAAAATTGGTGGATTCTTACCTGTAACAGAAGAATTACTTGCAGACGTGGCAACAGTTCAAGGTTACATAGATTCAAGACTAAGAACTATGGTTAACTTAACACTTACCGACCAGATTATGGCTGGATCCGGATCAGGTGCAAACTTAACTGGTATTCTTAATAAGTCTGGAATTAACACTTTCGATTTCTCTAGTTTCTCTGGAAACCTAAAGAGAATTGGACAGTTTTACGAGGCTATCACAGAAATTCAAAAAGATAGTTTCTTACAACCTGACGCAATCATTATGCACCCTAGCGATTGGTATCAAGTTGTAACAGAAGTTAACGCAGTAACAACAAGTGGTTCATTAAATCCACTATTCGTTGGTGCAGGTCAATTTGGAAATGGCGTAGTTCAATCCCTATGGGGATTACCAGTCATTGCCGATACAACAAGACCGGCAGGAACTGCAGTAGTCGGTGTATTTGGTGGCGGACAAGCTATACACTTAGTCGCAAGACAAGGTATGGAAGTTTCAATGTCAGATTCACATGATGAAAACTTTGTTAAAGATATTATGGTTATGAAAGCAAAAGTAAGGGTAGGACTTCCTATCTATAGAGCAACTGCTTTCTGTTCTATAACAAACTTATAATTAAGTTATGATTTTATCGCACTCGTCTATTAGTTCGGGTGCGATAGATCAAAGAGAGGAAAAAATGAAATTAGCAAAAGATGTTTACATAAATGACGCAGGTGAAGTAAAAGAATCTGCAAAAGGTCTTCCTAATGGTTGGGCAAAAGGTAAATTACTTGGTCGTAAAGGACAAGAAATTACTGACGCACAAGCTAAAGAGTGGGGTATAGGTAAAAAAGCTAAGGCACCTGCAGAGAATAAATCTAAGTAGGTAATAAATGGCTCACGACCAATATGTAGATAAAGACGATTTAAAAACCTACATCGGCATTAGTGGAAGTGGGCAAGATAATAACATTGACAACGCCATAAACGCAGCCAGTAGGCAGATAGATAAAGTTTGTGGTAGGTATTTTTATCAAGATTCAACTGCAAATGCAAAAACATTTACACCAGTCAGCAATATATATTTAGAAGTTCCAGATATTTCTACAACAACTGGACTTATTGTAAAAACTGACACTACTGATGACGGTAGCTACGATAAAACATTAACAATCAATACAGATTTTATACTTAGACCAACTAATCCTAAATTAATTGCAGACGCAGGTGGTACAAGTTATTTCGAGCCATACGGCGAAATAAGAATATTAAATACAAGAAGTTCTGAAAGATTTGATCCAAGCATTATTAATAATGTGCAAGTAACTGCTAAGTTTGGTTTTTCAAGAGTACCAGACGCAATCAAACAAGCAACGTTAATACAAGCTCTTAGATTATTTAAGCGTAAAGATACACCATTTAATGTGTTTGGTAATGATGAAACAGGAACTATAGAACTATTTAACAAAATGGACCCAGACGCTAAAGAACTATTGAAAGGCTATCGCAGGCAAAATCTTGTTGGAAATGTTCTTTAATGGCTGATACAAGATTTGAAATAAAAGGTGTAGATAAATTAAAAACTCGCCTGGATCTAGCGAATATGTCTGCAAAGCCAATAAGAAACTTAATGAGAACACAAGGGCAGATAATAAGAAAACAAGCACAAAAAGAAACACCAAAGTTTAGTGGTAGTTTATCTAGGTCTATACACGTACAGAGAATACAAACTAGAGGACGTCTACCACAGTCTGTAAAAATATATTCATCAAGAAGTTACGCAAAGTACGTACATGGTGATGAGAAGATTAGTGGTAAATTAAAGCTAACAAAACCTTATACAAGAAGTAAACCTCATTATCCACCAATAAAGAAACTTAAACCATGGGCAGAGGCAAAAGGATTAAACCCTTATGCAGTTCAAAGATCAATAGGCAAAAAGGGTACACCTTTAGTTCCTTTCTTCCTAATTGCTGAAAAAAAGACTAGAGTTAAGAGAGCAAGTGCTACAAGAGTAGCAGTAAAAGAAATAGAGAGAGAATTTAAAAAAGGTAGGATAAGTGGCTAGTTTAACTTCAATTAGAAATGGTATAGGAACTAACTTAGGTAATATTTCTTCTTTAATTGTTTATAACTTTGTACCAGACTTTATTGAGCCACCAACTGCAGTTGTTGGAGTTGTAGAAACTATAGAGTATGATACAACTATACAGAGAGGTGCTGACAAGTACGAGATACCAATATTTATTTATGTATCAAGAGTTGACGCACAAGATAGCCAAGAAACACTAGACGGATATTTAGCGAGTACTGGTGCAAGTTCTGTAAAAGCACAGATAGAATCAGACGTAACTTTAGGTGGTTCTGCAAATTCTTGTAGAGTAGTGGAGGCAAAAGAAGTTGGCGTGTATACTGTTAACAGTATAGATTACTTAGGTGCAGAATTTATAGTAGAGGTAATAGCATAATGTTTGAAGTAAAAATAGGATTCGATCATAAAGATAAAAGGTATGAAATAGGCGACCTTTTACAAAAAGACGGCTTTTCTAATAAAACTTGGAAAGAACTCAAAGACATGGGAGTTATTGCAAAAGCTGATTTAAACGAAAATTTAAAACGTGCTAGAAATGAGAAAGGTCATTACATTGCTGATGACCCAAACACACCTGAAAACGAGGCATGGTACGAAGAAAAGGAAGAAGAATAATGGGTTACGGAAGAAGTTACGGCTCTGGAAGTGGTAGCAGAAGAAGACGCAGAAGAAGAGGCGGAGGTAAAAAATAATGGATTGTTGTGGTAACGGTTGTTGTGGAGGTAGATAATGGCTTTTGTACATGGTAAAGATTCAGTAATATTTTTAAATTCAAGTAATATCAGTCAGTATTTAAACAACGTAGACTTTACAAGAACTGCTGATATTGCCGAAACAACCGCTTTTGGTAATGATGATAAAAATTATATTGCAGGGGATAAAGACGGAACAGTTAGTTTAACTGGTATGTTTGACGCAACTGCTGACGGCATAATACAACCATTACTTGGCTCATCTACTGACACAAGTATTTGCATTGGTGCTGACGGAATCACAGACGGCAAAAGTATTTTCTTTGGAATTGGTCCAGTAACTGCTTATGGGCAATCTAGTCCAGTAGGCGATGTAGTTGCTACTTCAATAGACATACAGTCTAACGCAGGTCTATTCAATGGTTTAGTATTAGATAATGCGACAATAACTACAACAGGTAACTCAACTGCTACAGATAATTCATCATCTACTGCAAATGGTGGTGGTGCAATAGCTATAGTATCTTCAGTATCTGGTACTTCTACACCAACTGCGACAATAAAGATTCAACATAGTTCAGATGATTCAACATATGTTGATCTTGTAACTTTTACAAATTTCACGGCTGCAGGCTCACAAGTAAGCGAGGTTGCAAGTGGAACAACAATAAATAGATACCTAAGAGTTAACTATACAATTAGTGGAACTAACCCTAGTTTCGCATGTATTGTTGGCTTTGGAAGAATAGGATAGGAGAACAAATATGGCATTTGTACATGGTAAAGATAGTGTATTCAAACTAGATAACTCTGGTGGATCACTTACCGATATATCAACTTATGTAAATACTGTTGACTTTCCTGAAACAGCGGACGTTGCGGAAACAACCACGCTAGGTGCAGATAACAAAACATATATTGCAGGTCTTAAGGACGCAACCATTTCTCTTGGTGGAGTATGGGACGCAACTGCAGACGCAATATTTGGCGCAGTAGTCGGACAGGCTGCAACCTTATCTTTTGAATATAGCCCAGAGGGAACAGGCTCTGGTAAAATCAAATATACAGGCGAGTGCATTATGACTAACTATGCTATCTCTTCACCAGTAGGCGATGTTGTGGCATTTTCAAGCGACCTACAAGTTTCAGGCGCAGTAACTCGTGGAACACATTAAGAGTTAACATGAGTGATAAAAAACGACTTACGCTAGAAGATTTGGCTAGTTTACCAACAGTACCTACAGAAGAAGTCTATATAGACGAGTGGGATAAAACTATATTGGTACAAGGCATTTCAAAAGCAACACAAATAAAATTAGGTCGGCTCGTCAACGCAGAAGACACAGACGCTTTCGATTATCAAAGAGAGTTGTTAAAAGTTTCAGTTGTTGAGCCAAAGTTAGATGATGACGCAATAAATATGCTCTATGAAAAAGACTCAACAATAGTAGATAAAATATTTCTTGCTTTAAATAATCTAAATGGTATTGGAGGTACAGGCGACCTAGCCGACCAATTTTGAAAACGATTCTGAATTAGCTTTTGATTTCAAATTAGCCCGCGATCTAGGTTTAACTGTTGGTGAGCTACGACAGAAAATGTCGGTGCTAGAATATCAACAATGGATAGGTTTTTACCTATACGAGAAAAAACGTAGAGATTACCAAATAGCAATGCAAGAGGCAGAGATGAATAAACAGAGGTCTAAAAGATAATGGCAGTAGCAGATATTTTTATTCGTATTGTTACTAAGGGTGCAGAATTAGCCAATAAACAAATGTCTAATCTTGGTGGTACTACCAAGAAACTTGCTGGAATAGTTAAAGGTGCAGGTTTAGCCTTTGCAACTGGTTTAGCAGTTGGTATAACAAAAGCAACTAGAGAATTTATAGAGTTTGAAGACGCACTAAACCAATCATTAGCGATTATGAATACCACAATCGCTCAACAAGAAAACATGGCTAGAGCAGCCAGAGAAGTTGCAGTAACAACAAGAGTATCAGCTACAGAATCTGCAGAATCGTTCTTTTTCCTAGCGTCTGCAGGTTTAGACGCAGAACAATCAATAGCTGCCTTACCTCAAGTGGCGAAGTTTGCACAGGCAGGTATGTTCGACATGTCATTAGCTACTGATTTAGCAACTGACGCCCAATCTGCATTAGGTCTTACTGTACAAGACGCACAACAAAACTTGGAAAATTTAACAAGAGTTACAGACGTTCTTGTAAAAGCTAACACATTAGCCAACGCAAGTGTTCAACAGTTTTCAGAGGCACTAACTACAAAGGCAGGTGCAGCCTTAAAAGTTGTAAACAAAGATATAGAAGAGGGTGTTGCAGTATTGGCCGCTTTTGCAGATAGAGGTGTTAAAGGTGCAGAGGCAGGCGACAAGTTAAACCAAGTACTAAGAGATATTCCAAGAGCGACTGCAAAGAATAGTGAAGAATTTGCAAAACTAGGTCTTAATATGTTTGACACCGAGGGCAACATGAAGAACGTTGCTGACATTATAGAAGAACTAGATAGAGTGCTTGGACCAATGTCTGATGAGTTAAAAGCAAGTACTTTAGATCAACTTGGTTTAAATCGTGGTGTTGCAGACGCAGTAAAGATTTTAAGTGGTGCAGGTAATCAGATTCGGGAATATGAACAAGCATTGAGGGACGCAGGTGGAACTACGCAAGAAGTTTCAGATAAACAGATACAGTCTTTATCAGGACAAGCAGAAATATTAAGAGATAAATTTTCTGTAGCAGGACAATTACTAGTAGAAGATTTTGCACCTGCTTTAGAATCTATCATTGTCAAGACTGGTAATTTATTAGATATATTTATTAAGTTCAAACAAGAAGAAGAATTTACAGACACAGTAGAAGAATCAACATTTAAATTATTAGAATTAAATGCTTTACTTGGTGCAGGTGTTGGTGTTACTGGTGCTTATACAGGCGCAGTAGATGATTTAGGTAATGCAATAAAATCACAAAGACTTAATGAGCAACTATCTAATATGGCTACTAATCAAGGCGCAATACAAGATAGCATAGATAGAGCTATGCCCTCTTTTATTGACGCTAGAAGAAATACAGAACGTTACGCAGTAGAGCAAGAGTTTTTAGCACAATCAATGCAAGACACAACTGAACAGGTTGAAGATCAAGCAGGTGCAGTTACAGAATTATCTAAAGAGATGATAGATAATCAATTTAACGCAGTAATGGCGATGATAGACGCTGAAGAGGCTTACAACGATATATTAAAAGGTAACGAAAAATTATTAACTAGACGTAAAGAGAGAGAACAAGATAAAGCAGACGCAGAGAAAAATTTAACACAAGCTACAGAAAAAGTTAACGCTTTAGAACAAGAACTTATAAAAGCTAGAGAAGAGGCAACAAAGATAACTGATGAAGAAAAACTAGCAATATTACGACAAGAGGCAGCAGTACAAAGACTTAATGAAGTAGAAGATAAATCTGAATTACAGAAACAAGAATTAATAGTTGCACAAAAGAAACTAAATGAACTTAAAAAAGAGGCAGAGGGTGACGACCAAAATGTACTAAAAGTAATGAGAGAATTAGAATCTGCACGATCAGAAGAACAAAGAGCTTTAGAGAACTTAGAAGACGCACAAGATAGATTAAATGACGCAACAAAAGAATATAATGACGCTACTGCAAAGACACCAGCTAACCTAATTAAAATAGCAGACGCTAAACGTAAATTAGATGACGCAATATCAGATGTAAGAGCTTTCGATAATTTAAGAGGTGCTTTAAATTCTATTGCTGAAAGTACAGGCGAAACATTAAGCAAAATTTATTCTGATATAAGACGTGTTATGGATATGAAACCACCAGTAGAAACTGTTGGCTCAACACCACCACCAGTATTTGATACACCAACTACAACTGCTACAGAAACACTAGCCACAGATACAACAACAATTGGTGGTAGAGGTGTAACAACTTTAATAAATTTGAAAAACGAATTTAATATTAGTGGTGAAATTAACTCTGAAGAAGTTGCAATTAAGGCAATCGAGGCACAAAAAAGAGGACTTAAAGTCATAATATGAGTGTTGCTTTTGATTCTAACGTTAATCTTACTGTTGAAATCGCTTTTGATTCAAACCCTTTCGATACAAGCCCTAGCTTTACAGATATATCTACATACGTAAGGTCTTTTAACACAAATAGAGGACGTGTTAACGAATTAGGTCAGTTTGGTGCAGGTAGAGCCACAATGATACTATCTAATGCTGATAATAGATTTAATCCTACTAATACAAGTTCACCTTATTATGATTCTTCTGCAGGTAAAACAAAGATACAACCACTTAAAAGAGTAAGAATATCTGCAGTTTATGATTCAGTAACTTACAGAATATTTGAGGGTTTTTTAGATAAAATACCTGTTTCTTATCCTGCAAGTGGTAATGATTCAGTAGTAACAATAACTGCCTCTGACGCTTTTAGAACATTTAGACAAGCAGATATACAATCAAAAGGTTTTAGAATAGGACTTCCTGGTTTTTCTGAAGTAGGTATATCATCAAGGCTTTCATTTTCACCAACATCTAACGAATTATCAAGTACAAGAGTTACAAATATTCTTGACGCTATTGGTTGGCCTTCTGATCGCAGAGATATAAACACTGGAACTAATCAAGTTGGCGCACAAGCAGGCGCAGACAATATATTAACTGCATTGCAAGAAGTAGAAACGGCAGAAAATGCACAGTTGTTTATTGCAAATGACGGTAAAGTTACATTTAGAAATAGAGATTACAGATTATCAAATACCAAAGCAGTAAATGTACAAGCTACATTTAGTAACGACGGTTCGAATTTACCTTATACAGATGTTGGTGTTAGTTTTGATGATGAAGAAATTATAAACATTTATGAATGGCAACGTGAGGGTAGTACTACTCAATATACTGCTGACGCAGATTCAGTAGTATCGTATGGTGCTTTTGCTAATCAAAAGACTACTATAAATATTTCAGACGCTGATGTAGCCTCTTTGATACAACAAAAAGTAGCAGAAACATCACAACCACAAATAAGATTTGATAAATTAGTCCTCAATCCAAGACAAAATACGTTATTATGGAATCAAGCACTTGGTAGAGAGTTTGGCGATAGAATTAAAGTCAAAGTTGTCAATCCAGATAGTTCAAGTTTTGAAGACGAGGTGTTAATAGAGAGTATTCAACACAATGTGTCAGCACTTGCACAATCATGGACATGGACGCTAACATTAAGTCCTGCAGGATCTTCCGCATGGATATTAGGTCAAGCTAAACTAGGTGAGGGTACAAGATTTGCTTATGCATAGAAAGGTAATATAAATGGCGGGTGCAGGTTTTAAAGTTTACGCAACTGGTGATTTAATCACCGCAACAGAGTTTAATACGTTCCTACAAGAACAAGTAATAATGGTATTTGATGATTCAACTGCTAGAGATTCCGCAATTTCTAGTCCAAGTGAAGGCATGTTTGCTTATTTGAAAGATACAAATTCATTGGTTTTTTACAATGGTAGTTCCTGGGCAAGTTTTATTGGCGAGGGCGATATTACAGGTGTAACAATTACAACTTCTGCTACATCTGGTTTATCTGGTGGTGCAACTGCTACATCTGGTGCTTTTTCTTCAACATTAAGTATTGCGCCAAATAGTGCAACTTCGGCAACTGTTACAGGCAGCGATATTGTTTTAATAGGTGACGCTGACGATAGCAACGCTTTAAAAAAGACAACCGCACAAGCTATTGCTGATTTAGGAACTGGTGGCGTATCATTAGGATTAGTATTAGCTTTATCATAAGAAAGGAATAATTTATGGCAGATACATTACACTCGGTACAAGGAGTTTTAGGAACTTCTGCAGGCGACATTGTAGACGCAGTACCTAGCTCAACTACTGAAACTGTTATTGGTATATTAATATCGAATGTTAGTGGTTCAAGTGCCGATGTTACAGTTGATCTAAGCGTTACAAAATCTGGTGGAACATTAAGACACATTTTAAATGATGTATCACTTCCATTTGGAACAACAATAGAAATAACTACTAAGATCACTTTAGAAACTGGCGATAAACTACAAGGCTTGTGTTCCGCTGCCTCAAGTGCAGAATACAATGTATCATTTTTGCGACAAACCTAAAGGAGTAACTTATGGCTTACTTAGGTACGCAACCAAATGATGTAAAAAAGAATACAGGTTTATATACACCTAGTGATATATTACAACTAACTAAAGACGGCAGTTGGGGTGGTAGTTTACAATTTATTGAAGAACAAGTTGTTAGTGGTAGCCCAAACGCAATAGATTTTATTAATTTAGAAAATAATCCTTTTGAAGTTTATTTAGTGCATATAATTGATTTAGTAACAACTTCACAATCACAAATCCTTTACAGATTTTCTAATGATAATGGTGCAACTTTTGAGGCGGGCTCAACTGCTTACGAATATGCAGGTGTAAGGGTTATATCAAGTGGCTCATTTAACAACCCAAGAAGTACAGGTGCTAGTACTATTCAAACTGATGCCTATACAAATACAAGCACAAGTAGTTTTAACAGTTTTGTATATTTATATAATTTACTAGATAGCTCAAAGTTTAGTTCTTTAAATCAACACAGTACTACAAATCTAAATGGTGCTTATCGTATGACTTATGGTGGTGGTGTATATCAAACTGCTGAAACTATAAATGGTTTTAGAATATTAACTGGTACATTAACAAGTGGAAGTGCAAAATTATATGGGGTGAAAGAAATATGAGCAATTTAAGATTAATAAACCAAACTGAAATAACATCAAGCGTAAGTTCAATAACTATTAAAGATGTATTTTCTGATGATTTCGATATTTACAAAATTGTAGCAAATGGTATTTCACTTGTAGGAACTACACAAACAGAAATATTATTTAGATTTTTAAATTCTGCTGGTGGAGTTATTGTTACACCTAATTATCAACATGCAGTTGAACAAATGAGGAGTGACCAATCAGTTGGCAATTTAAGTCAAACAGGTCAAACTAGTATGAGAAGGCTTTTTGGTGTAAATACAGACCAAGCCCCCGAAACGCAAAGTGGTGTAGCCTATATATTTAATCCTGCAAATTCTTCAACGCATACTTTTGTATTAGCACAAAGCAGTACAAATTATAACAATTTACACAGAAATGCCAAAATGATAGGTGTATTACCAGAACAAGCAAAAAATACTGGTTTTAATTTATTTGAGACTAATTCAAGACCATTTAACAGTGGTCGTATAAAAACTTACGGGTTGAGGGTTGACTAATGGCAGGGAATTTAGTTCAAGTAGCAACAGAAACAGTTTCAAGTGCAGTGGCTAGCGTAACTTTAACTGGAATTAACGATGATTCAGTTTATATGGTTGCAGTAAGTAATGTAGCACCCGATACGGCAAACAGACAACTCTATATGAGAGTAACAAAAAGTGGTAGTGCCGATACAACTTCTAATTATGACTATGCATATAGAGCCTTAAGAACTGATACAAGTACTCAAAATTCTGGAAATTCAAACATATCATTTTGGCAAACTTCTAATTATGGAAATAGTACAGGTACAAGCCAAACAATGAACGGTATATTTTACCTATATAATTTTTATTCAAGTTCATCGTTCAGTTTTGTTACTAATGAAACTGCAAACAGAACAGGTGGAAGTTTATTAATTGGAGTACAGGGTGGTGGGTTGCACTCTGTAGCTAGTTCAAGTGACGGTATTTTTTTCTACTACAATGCAGATAATATAAATTCGGGTACATTTACACTTTACAGGATTACTTGATATGAGTACTAGCGAATTTTCTTACATACCAGAGAGCCCAGATCAAAGTTTTGGAAATAATAATGGTATTTTTAAACCTAAAGATATTTATGATTTAGTTAGAGATAATAAATGGTCTTTGTTTGGTAACTTAGAATTGATCGAAACAATTAATGCGTCAGGTGGTGCAACAATAGATTTCACTTCTATTAAAGAAACTTATTATGATGTACACCTTTTAACATTTGCAAATGTACAATCTAGTGCAAATAATGATGTTGCAGGAATTAGACTTTATGAAAGTGGTGTGGTTGAAACTGCTAATGTTTATGAATACGCTTTACAAAGTAACAACACAGATCCTTCGTTTGTGGAAATTAAAAGCACTGGTGATAGTAAAATTAGGTTTTTAGGTGGTTACAGTACAAACTTTAACTTTACAGGAAATGGTTATATATATTTTTATAATCTAGGCGATAGCACAAAATATAGTTTTTGTAGTTTTATGAATACAACTGGTACAAACGGTAACGATTATAATTCAATGTTTGGAAGTGGTGTATTACCACAAACAAGCACAGTTAACGGAATTAGATTATTTAATTATTTTGCAAGTGGTAATTTTGATCAAGGCGTATTTTCTTTGTATGGCATACAGGGAGCATAAATAATGAAACCAAGTTTAGAATTTATAAAATCGGGAACAGTAACAGGTGCAACTTCTTTATCTATTACCGATTGTTTTAGTGCTAGTTTTGATGTCTATAAAATAGTAATAAATAAATTTGATATTGAAACCACTGCAAATAAAGATTTAGATATGAGATTTTTAGATAGTGGTGGAAGCCCAGTTACTGCAAGTAATTATGATAATGCTATTTTAGTAATGACTTCTTATGGTACATATGGGGAAACAAGACAAACAAGCACAGATAGGATTAGTGGTTTGGGCAGAGATGAACAAGAAAGTGGTAATGGTACAGTAATGACTGCTTATAATCCTTATTCATCAAGTTATTATAGTTTTATATCATCACAGGGAAATGGATTTGTAACAGGAAGTGGTTTAGTAGGTTATAGAAATATTGGTGTACTAAGACAAACTGCACAAATGACAGGCATACAATTATTTGGAAATGGACTAACCGAAAATGTAAATATTGAGTGTTCAATATATGGAGTTAAGTAATGGCAGGAAGTTTAATAAAATTAAGTGAAGAAGAAGTTACTTCAGCAGTAAGTTCTGTAACATTGAGTGGACTAAGTAGTATTTATTCAGTACATATGGTTGTTTGTAGTGGTATAGAAGTAGATACAAATGGTGGAAATATAAGGACTAGACTTACACAAAACGGAATTGCACAAACTGGAGCAAATTATGATGTTGCAGGTAAACAGTTGAGAACAAATACAACTTTTAGTAATAGTAGTTCAACTAATCAAACATCTTTTGCTATTCATTTTGCAGGTGGTACTGTTGCTGGCGAGGCTAATAATTTTACTTATACCTTATTTGATTTTGTTAATGCTGATGAATATTCTTTTATCACTTTTGAAGAAACTGGTACAGACCAAAACGCAGGCATTCTAACTGGAAATACAGGTGGTGGAGTTCATACAGTTCAACAAAGTAATGACGGATTACAATTTTTTAGTGATACAGGTAATATTGACAAAGGGGTATTCACTTTGTATGGTTTACGAAAGTAATTTATAAAAATATATAGTAAGATAAGGAGTAATTATGGCAATTAAAACAATAGAACAATTTAGAACTGAGGCTACTTCAGAGATCGAATCTGCAAAACCTTTGTACGCACAAGTCAATAATGAAAGACGAGAGTTTACAGACGCAGAATACGACCAAGCAATAGAAGATTTAGCACAATCTAAGTTAGATGAACAAGATAATGGATATAAAATAGCTAGACAAGAGGCTTATCCAAGCATTGGCGACCAACTTGATATGATGTACCACGATCAAGTTGACGGTACAACAACTTGGAAAGACGCAATTGCTGATATTAAATCAGATAATCCAAAACCTAGTTAATGAAAATAAATTTAATTAGAACACAATTTGGTGATGACGCTACCAATGGTCTTTTATTTATAGATGAAGTATTTGAGTGTTTTACTTTAGAGGATCAATACCAAGACAAAAAAGTTTATGGTGAAACTTGTATACCAGAGGGTACTTACCCAGTAGAATTTCGCAAAGAGGGTGGTTTCCATAATCGCTATAGTGCAAAATACGATTTTCATAAAGGTATGCTCGAAATAAAAGACATACCAAATTTCAAATGGGTGCTTTTCCATTTAGGGAATACTGACGAAAACACCGCAGGTTGCGTTCTTGTAGGCGACACACAACAAGACTTGGACGTATCAAAAGACGGATTTATTGGCTCTTCGGGAAATGCATATAAAAAGTTTTATCCTAAGGTAGCAACTGCTTTAGAAAATGGTGAATCAGTATCTTTAATTGTTAGCAAAATAAATCTAAGTAATCTTACTAAGATTTCTAATGCTAGTGGTCCAGAGTATGTTAATTCATCTTTAATAAATGATAAATTATCAGAGATTAAAGGCGAGTTGAAGATACTTAGTGCTAAAATGGACGGAGTGAACTTTCAGTAGTATTGGAGGTGGACATGAATATACATTGTCCTACTTGTAAAAAACCACTGATCGAAAACAAAATGGTTTGGAAATGTCTAAATCATAAATGCACTCACTATAAAAAACGCCAATTTGGAAAAACAGAAGAGGAATAATGTTTAATAAAGATTGGCTTATGAAAGTCGGTATAAGAACTCTTAGGACATTTATTCAAGCATTTCTTGGTGTGCTAGTTGCTAGTGGTACAGGTATGGTTGAAGTTGATGTTTTACAGAACGCACTTGTGGCAGGTTTAGTAGCAGGTGTTACCGCAATTCAAAATGGCTTGGAAGAGTGGACACCAACTAACAAAGGTTAGTGTACAAACAATTTAGGGTATTTATAAGATGTGCGTTAGCATTGTTCTTATTTATACCAACACCAATATGGGCAGATCACGTACCAACACAAGAGCCTTATGGTTATAACGAATCAGTAAATACAACTAGTGGTGATTTGACTATTAGTATATTGAGTTCTGACGGATTTGAAGATAGTCCACCAGAGAAATATACAATATTTTTTGCAATGACTACTGGTGTAAGTACAAGTAGCTTTTGTGTTTCTACAAGTTTTGGACATGTTACAAACACATGGCAAGATTATGTATTTAGTATTTCTGACTTGCGTTCATATTTTGAACTACCAGTTGGTACTTTTTATTACAAAGTTCGATCTGATAACGATTCTGATAATAGCTTTAGTACATTATCTTCTGAAAGGTCTGTAACGCTACCTAATCAAACACCATTTAGCGATACACAAAATGATTGGTCTGCACCGACAAATACTTGTAATGATACTGCTACAACTACAACAACTACTACTTCATCTACTACAACTTCAATCCCACCTGCAGTACCAGATGACGCTACTAACGTATCTGTAAATTATCAAGGCAAAGATGTTTACTTTAGTTGGGATTACACAGACGGAAATACTTTAGCTAATGAGTTTCATATAAATTACAGTTATGATAATCAAACATGGGAAAGAGTTATTATAACTGATACAACATCAAGAACATATACACTTGATTATACAAACATACAAACTGGTACTTTTTATTGGACATTTAGTGTTTGTGGTGATTTAGAAAATGGTGAAAGTTGTACTGATAGTGATAGCAATAATTTTGAAACTACAGAATATGTTGCACCAACTACAACTACACTCCCGCCTCCTCCACCGCCACCACCACCAACTACAACTACTACTACTTTATATATTGTTGTAAATGATGACGGTACAGAATCTGAATATACAGAATCTGAAGTAAAGGACGGCACAGTTGAAAGAGATAAAGAGAGAGCAGAGAACGAAAAATTATATGGCTGCTATATGACAAATGCCCAAATTGACAGGGGCGATTGTGATATACCAGAGGAAAAAGAAGAAGAAACAATTATAATTATTGAAGATGAGCAAGAATACGATACCGAAGAAGAGTTTTCTAATGATGATGATTTGGTATCTGAAGTGGACGTTGAAAATGAAAATAAAGAATCTAAATCTACTGAAGAAGAAGATTTACCTACAGAGGAAATTGAAATTGACATTGAGAAAATTGAAGAAGAATTTGAATTAGAAGAAATAATTATACCTGAAGAAATAGAAATAATAATCATAGATGAAACAGAAGAAGAAGAGGAGTTTATAGATGAAGAAAATACAAAAGATGATACAAGAGAAGATAGATCAACTGAAGTTGACGTTGTATCTGAAGATAGAGAAGATGAACTGGGAAGAGATGAGGCAGGAATTGATGAACTATCTGAAGAAGAATTAAAAGTAGAGATCCAGGAGTTAGAAGAAGTAATTGAAGAAATTATTGAAATCGATATTCCAGAGATTACAGAAGAAGAATTAGAAGAACTATCAGAAGAAGAATTAGTAGAATATAAAGAGGCAAAAGAAGAGGCAATTGAACAGTATGTTGAAGAACTTGAAACAGAAGAAGTTATTGAAGTACTTGAACAGGTTAATGATGTCGGATTGGACAATATTGCAGAAGTTAGCCAAGATGTTATTGAAGTGGTAGCACAAGTTGTCGAAGAAGTTGTACAGATAGCACAAGAAGAAGAATTAACAGAAGAACAAGTAGAAGTTGTTGCAGAAGTTTTAGGGTTTGAAGAAACTAAAGACGTCGAGATTATTGCAGAGGCAGTAAAAACAGATACTAATGTTGCACAAGCAGTTGATGAATTTGTTGAAAGAGCAGTAGAAAATAAAGGTGTAGAAAATTATACATTGGCTGACGCTACTACAGAAATAGCCTTTGAATCATTTGTAGCTGACCCATTGAGTGTTATTATTGACGTAGATTTAAACGAAATAACTTTAAATAACATAACAAGCGATATGACGCAGGATCAAAAAGAAAAAGCACAGGAAGTAATTGTTCCGACAATACTTGTAAAAATTGCCTCATTTGCTTTTAGGAGGTTTAATTGATTAATAAAATATGGAACTGGTTTGTAGAGGCAGTCAAAGAAACTTTGAATCTAAGTTGGACTTTGGTCGGTTTAGTTATTGCAACACTTACCTTAACTGGACAAGCTCAAACTATTACAGGTATAGCAACTGTTGTAACGTTAGCAATTTGGTTACTAACAATAGGATTTAGAAAATAATGTGCATGGTTACAGAAAAAGAGGACGGCTCTTTTATTCAAATATGTAACTGTAAACATGGAAGTGAGCATTGCAATGGCTGATAACGGCTACACACAAAAGGATATGCTAGAAATGGTAATGAAAGACATTGAAAAACTTTTTGAAAAACTTGATCAGATTCAAAAAGATTTAGCAACAAGACCAACAAGACAAGAGATTTATGGTTGGATTATTGCAGGTATATCTATTGCAACTTTAATTACTGTTTTAATGTAAAAAGCTAGGTGTG